CCCGAGTGGGCCGCCCCCGCGGCGTTTCGCCGCGCTGCATTACGCAGATGAGTCATAGACTCAGTTGGAGCCAACATGAAAGAACCAGTAAAATACACAGGAAAGAAGGAACTGCTGACGATTCGTCAAAGGCGGGTCTATCCTGGTATGGCACCCTCGGCCCCTCTTCTCCAGAAGAGGGAGTCCGAGAGGACCACCCAGATATTCCTCAACCAAGACGAGCTCGAATGCGGCCCGCTCAATCCTGAGCATAATACTGAGACGATCATGTTCCAGTCCGATCCGTCCTTAAGGATCAAACTAGCGAAGTTGCGCCAAGCAAAAAAACAAGTTCAGGCGGAGATTAAGGAGCTCCGTCAGAAGATCTCGAAGCATGAATATGCCCGAGTTGTGCGACGCCACACAGTCATGACACGAGGTTGGGTAGCCGTAAGGCCGCCCCGCTTCGTGCGTGAACCGTCGAGACCCGTCTACCGATGGGTCCCTCAGTGGCGGAGCATAGAACTTGTCTCTAAGGAGGAATGGCTGAAGCGAATGCTTCAGCTGACCACACTGAGAGTGCAGCAACGGGAGTCCTACACACACCAATTGGCCGAGTGGGCTGCTCATCCCGAATGGGAACGCAGGCCCTATCGCTATTGGCGTGACGGACTCTACTTTATCCGCAAGACGATCTTCCCCGCTGGCCACTTTGGCTGGACCAAGGTTCCTGAAAAGGAATTCAAGGCCTATCCAAGACGCCGCTGGGACTTGATACGCGCGGATTGGTCGCGTAGGCTCAACAGTATCCGTCCGCGACTGCTCAAGCTACAGAAGAGCTTGGACTCAATAAAATCGAGTTTGGCAGAGCTCTATTACCACAATGAGAGTAAGCCGATGTGCTACTCCCAAGATGTGGAATGGGCCCCGCTAAACCGATCTACGAGTCCGCGCCAACTGACGCTTGACGGCTTCCCCAGTCAGGGGCTAGTCGACGATGGCTATTTACCGGCGGGCATCCGTGCCCATCGATATAGCTTTGGTGGCGTAACCTACGCCACTTTGCAGTCGTTAGGAGACTGGGACCAACCACCCTCCGTAATTCCCGAAAGGGAGTTCCGTTGCTCAACGTCGCTCTACCTGACCCTCCTCGCGCCTTGTCGGCGCTGGGAGTACAGTCAGGGTGGCGGCTATGAGCCTGAGATCGTGGATGATTCCGGCCTCGAGAGGCGCTCGATGCGCCTCCATGATACTGTAGGGATACGGGTGGAAGTACTCGATGATATACCTGGCCTCGAGCAGGATATGGTAGACCGCTTGCAATCTGCAAGACTGGCACTACTTAATCTCCGCTTGGGTCGAGATGTACTCGAGTTCAATCCCTTCCGTTCCCTTCTTGAGCAGAAGGACGTACCCGACACAGTACGCACCGGCCGGGAGTTCATGCGCTTCGCGCGTGAGTCCCTAGGCGAGGAGTACTATGAGGTCATAACGAGTTCTGGTCACAAGACACTGCTCACGAAAGCTTCGATGAGCGGTGCCCAACGAACAGTTCTCCTAGGTAGCACTCGCCCAACATCGGCCGCCCTGAGGGCGGTCGGTCTTAAGCGAGCTACACGTCAAATAGTGACGAAACGTACGGGCCTCCGCGTCCTTGCAGGCATGTATTTAGCCTACAAGTTTGCGGTTGCTCCTACGCAGTCTGATATAGCCGCCGTCCTTGACAAGGGCTACGACTATGTTATGACGTGTCGTCGCGGACTGGACCAACTAATACGCAAGAAAGGTCTCCACTTCTGGGAGAACCGATCCTTGTACCGCACCTTTAGAGTTGGTAGCCCTGAGCTATTAGCGCAACGGTCGCATCAGCGACTAGTCGACACTAGTATCCCAGTAAGTTACCGCTCTTCAGTAGACTGGTCTCTGGACATTCCAGAGAATCATCTGCTATCCTGGTTCCAGGGCGTCGAGCCCGAGGGCCTGGTGCAGACCAGCTATGGGCCTGTTTACGAGGCTTCCGGTGTGCCGCTGTGGTTTCCAACCCCAGTGACGCGCCGTACGTCCCGTTTCGAGTACCTGAATGAGATTTGGCAGCATAACCTTGACACAGTTATGTCGCTAATCCCGGAACGGTACCGAGCAGGCTTGGTGTCGGTCCGTCAAGTCCTTCGAGGCAAGGTCTACGCACGATTTCGCGCGCAGGAACTGCTGAAAGGACTTGGCGACGGAAGTATCAGGAGTAAGATCGCCTGGGCCAATCTATATCAGACTGCATGGGATTTACTTCCATGTAGTTTTGTTGTAGAGTGGTTCACCAATCTTCGTGAAGTCGCAAACGCGACCAACGATCTGGCGAATGCAATGATCACGGGACTCAACGTGTCCAAGAAAACTTGGGCATCCTTGAGCTCCACGGTCTTTGCAAACGAGCCGGTATTCCCGGAGCTGGATGTAACATTGGCCGTCGTACCTAAAAGGTACAATCGGTTATGGATAAACCCAGCTCCAGAGCTTGGCTTTGCATACTCTGTGCTCGACTTTGTGTCGGGCTTCGAGGGCACGGTCAAACTGAATTGCAACCTGCCGCAAACGGCACGGCTGCTCCGGAATACTGCGATCCGTACTTCTGTCCGCCGTGTCATCGACACAGCGGTAGATACTCCTAAGGTTCGCTTGCGTGTTTCCATCACCCCGCCGCAGGCTGGCAGCCTTGCGGCAATGTTGCTCTCTGGCGGGTAGCCAGAGGGCCCCCACCGTAATGAACGGTGGTCCATGGAGACAACAATGAGAAGGAAAGAAATAAGAAAGAACCCCGTGACCGATCAGCAGCTTGAACAGCTTGCCGAAGAGGTCATGGCGCACGCCGGCGAGAAGCCGACTGCGGAAGAGCAGGTTGCAGCGAAATGGCGGGCGTACAACGTCCTCCATAACTGCTGGAATCCCGCTCTCGCCTACACAACTCCACTCTCGGAGATCCGGAGGCGCATTCAGGCCCCCGAGTCCCGAAAGGGAAGTTATAGGCATCGGTTGCTAACGAGTGTTAGCACCGATTCGGAGCTTCTTATCCTGAACCGTCTGTACGAGATGGCGAAGATAGAAGCTACACACATCCGCCAGTGGTCCGGTCACGGATCGAAGCTGGATGAACCGGTAATATGCGCAGGCCAGCTCCTCAACAAGGAGGAGGCTCGCGCGTACAACGCGCTCATGCAGATCGGCTATGACCCGGACGATACTCGCGGTCGTGTGGATCTCCACACTTCGCTGGTCGTCCAGATGGTCTTCCATCTCATTGGGCTCTATAAGAAAGGAAAATAAGGATGAAAATCCTCATTCCCCGAGTCATCAAACGCAACCCTAGTGAGGCTGATCCTACGGAGTATTCGACAACAGTCGACTCCAGTCAGATTAGCTTCAGCGAGGTTGCGCAAGGCCACCACGTCGGCCTGGTCCCAGTCCAGTATAATCTCAGCGGACAGAAGTTCGCCGAGAAGCTGGTTAAGATCCAAGTCGATGCGGAGGCCTCCGACAACAACCGTGGCGCGAGGCGGATCATGCTGAAGGTCTCCCTTCCGTATGGTCGCGCCGTGCTCGACAACACTGGCACTCATTACGTGCTCGACACCGCATCAAGCGGCTCGATCACGGCTCATGTAGTCCTGTCGGTGCCTGCAAGGCTCCGTACAGATCTGCTCGAGCAGAATGATGTGACAGTCAGTCGAATCGCGTCGTCGAACGTCGCGCTCGCACTACGCCTTCTGGGTATAGTGATGAGCAATGCGACACCGACGGCATCTGCCGCGTCGCCAGCATCCGAAGATGGCGCCCAGCTCGACGAGCTGGTCGACAGCAACGGAGGCTACGCGTTCGTGGTGGATGGCCCGCATACCACCCATCCCGGTGGTGGCGACGACCTCGCCGACATCTCGTCTGGCGGGGGAGTGCGCGACCCTGTGAATGGGTATCTGTCTACGACTTTCGGCACGGACGGACTGTCCGTGGACGCAAGGCGTAACAGTGCGAGCATCGCTGCTGCGGCGAGGGACCCGATCATGCGGGGCCTTTATGGCCTCGTACCGATCGAGGAGAACTCGCTGATTGTGCAGCGGACCACGGTCATGGCGCCGTAAGGCGTCTTGCAGGAGGCATCCCATGTGGCCATATGATGACTACACTTGGTGGGTTGATGCAATCCACTATGCTACCTGTCCTTCAATGCGAAACCGGAGCAGTTTCTGTTCCGGCTCCGTTGGCGCGCCGAGCCTGGAGGAGTTGAACTCCTCCTGGACCGACGCACTCTCAGTGCTCCGCACTGGAGAGCTAACGGTAGATGCGGCTATCCCTTTCCTATTAAGCCGAAAGGCCCTTAGGAAGTGGAAAATAGCACCGGCAAGTCTTGCTCGAGTTCGCCGCCGGGAAGCCATCGCTGGTTTCCTCGCCAGGAACAAGAGCAGCCACTTAGAAGAGCCCATCCCTTACCCATACAGCGTATGGATGAGGGAGGTTCTTCAAGAGTGGTTACCGAGACCGACCGTGCTGGACCCGGTAACGGGTCGCTTCGGCCCTGGAGCCTGCGCTGAGCGTTATACCCATGCAGAGAGGATGTTGCACCTCTCTCATTGGGAAGCTCAGCTATGGTACCATTGGCCTGAAGTTCCGCATCCGCGGTGCGATTTGGCTGACCACCAAACCGCTAGACTCTGTGCTGTGCCGAAGCAGTACGACAAGGATAGACTTATTACGGTCGAACCTTGTTATGCCACCTTCGTGCAGCAAGCCGCCCGACAGTATATCCTGCAATCGATCCACGAAGGACCCCTCGCGGGGACCTGCATGGATTTGGGATATACTGACGGTCAGAGTATTCAGCGGAGGCTCGCACTGCGGGCCTCTCGGAAGAAGAACCTCGCAACACTGGACCTGAGCGATGCATCCGACCGAATAGGTTGGCTGCACGTCCAGCAGGTGTTCCCGCCCCACATCCTTGATTGGTTGTGGCAGGCCAGAACGCCCTATATCCAGTACTACGAGGATCTGGGCCGGGTCGGGAACCATGATGAGCTAGTCCAGAGGCATAGTCCGTTGAGGATATATGCCGGTATGGGCAACGCCACCACATTCCCGATTGAGACCCTATTCTTCGCAGCGTTCGTCTATGCCTATGCACGTGCTCATGGTCTAAGGACCTTTGCAAGTGTATTTGGCGATGACGTCATCTGTCACTCTGACACGGCTCGAAGGTTGGCCACGGAGAGCTTTCCGTTCTTCGTGGTTAACCCACTCAAGTCGTTTCTTGGTGATGATGATCTCCGCGAGAGCTGCGGTATCTTTGCCTACAAGGGCGCAGATATCACAGTTCCAAAGGTAGATGGCTTCCCAAACACTTGGGAAGGCAGAACCGGATTATGCGACCTGCATAGACGTCTGGACAGCGGGGCGGTTAACTCCCGTTGTCTTAAGCGTCTTGCAGGCTGCATCGCCGGTGAGCACCAGCTTGTCAACTGGCCCATCCACCTACCAGGTTACCCGTCTATCAATGACTCGATAGAGGGTCTCCTGCACGGC